TCGCGCAATATTTATATACGTTTTATGTATAAAATCGTCCAGCTTTGGGATATGAATGTCAATCTTCTTTTGTTTTTGACCGACCCGCATAGCAGTAAGAATTTTCAACTGAATAATGTGAACACATGTTACCAAGTCCTCCAGGTACGTGCATCCCGATTTATCACATATGCGCTTCCGCTCAGTTTCAATTATTTGCGTATTCCACTTGGGAATTCGCGATATTAAATTCTGAAACGTCATCAAGTACTTGTCCGGCTCCTTATTTTCCCTACACATCTTAATTGATTCATCTAAAATAGATTTGTACCCATCTACAAGCAATGGCGTTAAAATTGTGACTAAACGGGAACCCCATTCATTCTTCGATTCGTGAAGAGCACTAACATTAAAATCATCCATTTACATAAAACTAATATTTTCTAAAGACAGTTCTGAACTTAAAAACACAAAATTTAGAATAAATAACATCAAGAGTTTCTCATTCCTAAATTCCATTCGTACACGATTAAAACACACGAGAAGTTCATATCGCCTTTCAGTAGATATGTAATTTTCAAGGAATTTCGGGTTTTCCATTAACTTCATAATATCTAAACCACTATACGATCTTTCGTAAAGCTTTGTACACAATAAAAATAGGTCATCAATCAACAAATTATGATTTACATATTTTGACAATTCTCGTTTGAGCCAGTCTACGCGCTGCACCTTCACAGGTGTCATGTGAAACAATTCATTTAGATTATATTGATAGAGGTTCACGATCTTATCATTTACCACGGGCTCAGGGACATATATTTCGCAAAAACGAGAGAGAATTGGCTTCATCAAATTATACTTGTCTTCAGCGACAATAAAGAACCGAGTATTGTGGCTAAATAACTCAATGCATCTACGCAGTGCGGATTGAGCGTCCATTGTTAGCTTGTCGGCATTTAAGAGAACAATGCTTTTAAAAGTATTTCCGCCGTTTGAGTTGATGTGGGTTTTTGCAAAGAACTTCAGGTCGTCGCGTATAAATTTGATCCCTTTTCCTTGCGAGCAGTTCACATACATGACAAAGCACTTTATTTTCTCTCTGTCATTGTCGTAAATTTTGTTAATAAAATCATTGACAATCGTTCGCTTGCCACTTCCTGATGGGCCATGAAACAAGATATTCGGCGTTTTATGTATTTCGTGAAAGTAATTTAATTTGTTTTTGATTGATTGATGGATTTGTAGAGACATTAGTTTATTATAGTTTACGACGTGTTTTTATATTTTATTAGTACGTAAATAATAAAATATACTCTTATTTTCAGTAAAACCCACTTACGCATCTAAGCATTTAAACAGAACTGGTTAGCGAATGAGTGTAAGGGTTATTCTTGAATGCGGTCAATATATCGGGCTGTATGCGCTCGCACGAAGCACATTCATTATAGTATTGTGGAGCTCTGATGGCGCCATATGTTTGCACCGAAGGGGGGAGACCAGTTAGACTTGAAAATGCAGGGTTGACTCTTCCGTCTAACCGGTCAGAATCGCTCTTCAAGGTAGTCAAATGCATCTGTTGGTTAAACAACTGAGTTCCGCCCTGGTTTGGCCTATTTCCAATGGTTGATGACTTAATATCGTTGTTATGTTGCCTATATGCTGCATCATAACTCATATCACCATATCCAGTTGCATACCCTCCTGCAGCGGTGTAATATTCACAGCTGGTGGAGTCTCTCTGTGTTGGCGCTCCAGGCATTGCGTTATTAACATATATACCCTCCTTTTGATTGCTAATGTTAAAAGATGGCGAATACAATGTGGTCTCCTTGATTGTGGTAGCAGTTGCGTCCTGTGGGTTATAGACGTATCCCTTGGAAATGGATGCAGCACCCTCTCCATAAATGCGAACATTGTTGATGGTCTCGTCCTTGCGGGTCGGCTTTAAAATATCAAGTAGGGGAGCTATAACAGCACCAATTGCGCCACTAAACCCGCTCCTCAATGTTTCTGGTTGCTTCACAGTGCTTCTGTTATTTTCATAGTTTGTGTGGCTACGCAAAAAAGCCTCTCCGTCTGTATGCGGGCCATGACCTGCGGCTCTGGAGTGATTCACGCCACCAGCCACGACCTCGTGTCGCTTAGACGGCTCAAAATTCACAGGAGCGGTTGCAGCCTTAACATCAGTGGCGCCGGCAGGCCCCATATATTCGGTTTTAATGTCATTACGTCTAACAACGCCCATCTCCTGAATAGGTCTCAGAGTTTCGCCCTTCTCGGCACCAGTGGTTGTTAACCAACGGTCTTGCGTATTGATAAAGAAGGTATCCGGGCGCTGCTTCTCCACCCGTCCAATCATTTGACTTGTAGGCGCGGTTTTGATATACGAGTTTGCAGGTCCCTCGTGATTAATCAACTCATACTCAAGCTTAGGATTCGTATCAACTCTTAACTCGTCGACAGTTTTAGGCAACCACTTGTCGCGAGCCTCCATACCAGAATTATAGCCATTGCTTCCGTTAATTCCATACCCCTGATCCAGGCCTGGACCAACCGTAATGGAGTCAAAGGGCTTCACATTATTGTTCTTCGTCGCCGGATTCACGCGGGACTGATAAAAATCGCTCTGGTTTGGCATGCCATACGCCCATTGCATATTGCTTTCGGGCTTGAACAAAGGGGCTTGCTCTATTTTCTTGACTACTTGGGATCCAGACCCTATCATATTATCAAGAACCGTTTCCGTAATATTTACATCGTAGGTGCGACCCTTTACCTTGCCACCATTAAAAGGAACCATGTTATTGTGTTTAAACTGTTGAGAGTTCAAGTAATTGCCTGTCAACGAGTAAACCTCCTGTGGGGTATTTCCGACCGGAATATTATTACGGACTCGCTGTTCGTATAAGTTTTGGTTGAAATATTTATCTGTTGCGGCATTTGGGTTGGGGTATTCTTGAACAGTATCAACCAATTGGTTTATATTTGACACTGGAAAATTTTGCGGAGGAATGTTTGTATTGGGTAGATAGTTATCGGTTCTTACACCTAAATTGCTTCTGATTCCCATATTAGTAAAATTCTCCTTTCTGGTTTGTCTCATTTGTTTTTTAGTGCTATCTTCATTTGATTGATTTGACACAACATACATGCCGCCTAATGCTATTAAGGGGATTGCTATTTCCATATTTATATATATAGAGTATTATATTTTATATAGAGTATTATAATTTATTCATAATAATCTAAAACCTAAACCTAAGACCTTAAACATAACACCTTAAACCGAAGACCTTAACTCAAAGTCTTGTGCCAGATGCAGGTTTACTTACCTGGGGGCGCATGAATCTGTTTGCTGGCATGTTACCGGCCCGCCTACATACCCGCCCCGAATCAAATTGAAGCTTGTCGGCAAGTAATTTTTAGTTTCAGTGACAATACAATCTCTCTTTGGGGTATAATAATCCTTTTCTAAAATTCGCGTATTTAGATTTGCCTGAAAAGGCATACATGTATTTGCTTGTGGGTTCAGTGGAGGATACTGCCAATCAACCTGCTCCAAATCGCGATACCACCACGCCGGGTTAGTAGCCCGAGATTGCTCAGTAAATAAATTATTACACGTCGGATACTTGATAGCCTGGTTCGGAACATTATACTTTGTATATTCGTCTTTTCCTAAACAATCTCTGCTTAAATGCCTGTTTACACCTCTCAAATCACCCTCTAAATTAATAGTATTCGTTCTTAAATTTCCACCCCATTTTTGTACAATAATTTGAGGGTCTTCCATATAACAGGGGTTTGCACCATTTCCTGGAACATTTAAAATCCATCTTCCGGGATCAGTTGATTGTTGTAGGGCCTTTTTTGTTCTACAGTCGTCATATTTAAATCGCGTATTAGCCATTATTATATTAATAATATATAATTATTTAATTATTTAATTATTTAGTTGTTTAACAATTTAAATATTCAAATTCATAGTATTCATGGAGCTCGTTTTGAATGCCAACAAACACGTGACGCTGTGTTTGAACATGATCGTGAAGAACGAAAGTAAAATAATCACCAGATTATTCGACTCAGTTGTCTCTACGATTGATTGCTATTGCATATGCGATACCGGGTCTACAGATAATACAGTTGAATTAATCACAGAGTATTTTAGTAAAAGGAACATACCCGGCAAGATTGTAACTGAGCCGTTCAAAAATTTCTGCCATAATAGAAATTTTGCAATGCAGGCATGTGCCGGCATGTCCGATTTTATTTTATTAATGGACGCCGACATGATACTTGAGACAAATAATTTTGATAAACGACTACTAAATAACAGCGACAGCTTTAATATTCTCCAGGGAAACGATTCCTTTTTTTATCAAAATACTCGAATTGTAAAAAATAATGGATTATACAAGTATGTTGGAGTAACACATGAATATGTTGACGCCCCTCCGGGGAACCGGGTTGGTGGGTTTGACAAATCCGTATTATTCATTAGAGACTTCGGGGACGGTGGGTCAAAGCATGATAAATTTGAACGAGATATCCGGTTGCTATTAGAAGGAATAAAAGAAGAACCAAACAATATCCGGTATTATTTTTATTTGGCAAATAGCTACCACGACTCTGGGAGATTCGAGGAGGCCATTGACATCTATAAAAAGCGAATTGCGCTTGGTGGATGGATAGAAGAAGTTTGGTATAGTCATTACAGGATTGGTCTTTGTTATAAAAACCTGGGTAAAATGGCAGACGCAATACATTATTGGTTAGAAGGGTACAGTGTATATCCTGATCGCCTGGAGGGATTATATGAAATGATTCACCATTATAGAATGACTTCTAAACATTCTCTTGGAATTATGATTTATAAGGAGGCCAGAAGGATATTAGACGCTAAAAAGGATAGAAACTCTTACTTATTCTTACATAATGATATATACGCAAGTAAAATTTACTATGAATATACAGTGATTGCCGCATATGCTGGAGTTAAAAACATCAACTTTGAGGTTGTAGAAGTATTAAACAATTCTAATGACAATTCGGAAATAAATAATATGATGCAAAATTTGAAATTTTACAAGGATGTTCTAATTCCCAAATCAAGGTTTAGTATAGATAATACTGCTACGGCCAATATTAACAACGAAGAAGTAAAGCTATATTCCTCTTCAAGTTGTATGGTTCCAAATGCAGATAATAGTGGGTATAAAATGAACGTCAGATATGTGAATTATTATATTAACGATGCTGGCGGATACTTGCATTGCGATAAACACATTATAACTGTTAACAAATACGTTGAATTAGACAGCGAATTTAATCCGACGCTTGAAAAGTGGTTTCATCTAACATTTGACCATAGACGATATATTGGCATTGAAGATGTTCGAATGTTTTATGATGTAGAAACACAAAACCCAATTTTTATAGGAACGGGCTATCATCAGAATCATCAAATTGGAATAGTTGTAGGCGATTATGATTACCAATCTGGTCGTTTAAATAGCACGGAGGTTAAACCGGACTTTAACAATGCATCATGTGAAAAAAATTGGGTATATGTTGACTATAAAAATTCCACTCACGTTATATACGACTGGGCCCCGCTAAAAATTTGTAAAATTAATGACACTGCAGACGGAGGAAAAACTCTCTCCTTGGTTGAAACCAGAGAGATGCCACGCATATTTAAACGAATTCGGGGGTCCACCTGCGGATTCAAGTACTCAAAACCGTGCGGAGAGAATAAAAACGGGTCCATAACGATTCAAATTACAGAAGATGAAATTTGGTTTGTAACGCACATTGTATCTTATGAACAACCGCGTCATTATTATCACGTGATTGTAGTTTTTGATGCCAATATGAAATTGCTACGTTATTCTGCGCCTTTTAAGTTTGAAGGCGATCCTATCGAGTACTGTCTAAGCATCGTGGTGGAAGACGAGCAAGTTTTTATTAACTATAGCACATGGGATAGAACTACTCGGCTTGGTGTTTACGATAAAAAATATATAGATTCAATCGTAAAATATAGTTAGTAACGTTCTATAAGGGTCGCATTGTGGTCGCACTTGTATATATCAAATAAATCTTTGTTTTCGCCCCAAATTAGATACCAGACGTTTGTTTCCCACATAATTGTATTATGTACGCTCATTATATGGAGACATTTTTCCTTCATTAACTCGGCAAATTTAATAAGGTTGCGGCTATTTCCACCAAATACTCCGCCCGCGAAATACCACGCAATATTTTTGTAAATGTTTATGTTGTATTTATTATTTATACCCCAAATTCCGCCGATTCTAATATTGTCGTATTGTTTATACTGCAGGCAGTTAATCTTTTCTACGAATTCTTTATCTGAGCAATTATTTTTAAAGATGTATCTTATACCAAAATCTATCCAAATAAAATTGTCCGTTTGAAAATGGTTCAAATGAATCGCTTGTTTGACCCATTCTGTTTTGTTACACATAGTAAAAATAAAGCCAAGTGTATCCTTCTCAGGTTTTGTTGAATTTATCTCAAATTTTGTTAACTTGTCGGTATAACCGTACAAATATGAATCTAATGCGTTTATTTTTACTATTAATGTGGTTGTATTGTCATAATTTTCTCCAATGAGATCAAACATAGGTTGATCGACAAAAATAATCTTTGGGACAGATGATTGTAATAACAATTTCCCAAAATTATAATATGTTTTTAAAGAATCCTCATACCTGGAGTTAATATTACTTACAAAGGCAGAAACAATTGTATTCATGATTAATTACCTATATATGTTTTTAAATATATATAGATACAAATTACAATGTAAAATTCACGCGAACCACTTAACTGATTAAATGTACAAATATGGGCCATCTCCCTTAACGTTTACATCGGCCTTGTCTGGCTCAACATTGACATCCTGTCTACTTCCATATACAACCCAATGGAACTTGGCATTTTCGCCGTATACATTGAACACATTGTTTTCTACTTCGCTTGAATTTAACGTGACAATTTTATTGCCGTAGATAGGCGTCACGTGGACTGTAAAATCGTATGCAAATTTGTTAACATAATCAGGAAGCACGACTTCGGCGCATCCGTTATTTATAATTTCGCCCTTGCCTCTATAATATACACCGGCCTCTGGACCCTCAAGGCACGCATGCACTAAATATTTCTTTTCGTCAGTAGGATGATCAATGATAAATGATTTGGGACCGGCAGGCCCAGTTGGGCCCATACAACCACGCCCCGTAGGACCAGTAGGACCAACAGCTCCAGTAAAACCCCGTGGACCTACAGACGCGGGTCCAGTAGGTCCTTGCGGGCCGACAGGCCCTGGTCCTCGTGAATCGCAGCAACGTTGTGAACCTAAATATTGGTTATAATTTGGATAATAACTTGACATTATATATATATATACTTTTAAAAAAAGTATAGCAAAATATATTTTAAGTATGCGAAAAGTATTTTCCAAAGCCCTTTTAATGATAGAATCGTTGTCTGTGGTATTCGCTTAAATTGACAGCATTCACCCTCGTCTTTTCTAATAGTTCTTCTACTTCTTGCGTTCAAACGGGCATCTATATAATTAAAGCGATATACTTAAAACCCCACTATTATTCCATAAAGCACCAGAAATACCTGGATCACTCGTAGGTAAGTTAGTCATTATTAAATTGCTTCCACTCCCAATAGTTATATTTAATCCTTGATTTGAAGAAATAGCGAGAGGTTGTGTGTCTATTGCATTAGAATAATTAATAACAGCACCACCACCAATAACATTAGATACTGAAAGTTTTTGTTCGTGTGTGGTAATTAGGTTTGTATAAGTCATTCCAATACCACCAACACTCGCACCAAAAGCGTTTTGAGTATTGCTTGAAATATTGGTTGTTTGTAAATTAATAACTGGATTAGCAGAACCTGTATTTTGTAGTAAAATTGTATCATTAAGATTATTATTTTTCATCTCCAATTTTGTTAAATCCAAAGTAGTTGTATTAACAGCACTTCCATAATTCATTATAAACCCATTATTGCTATTACACTGAATAGAATTATCGCTGTTAAAAAATTCGTTCGGGGAGTAAATTGTAGAAGTTGCAGTTCCAAAAGTTAATGCTTGGGGAACAAGGGTCGCTGTATCGCTGCTTGCAGGAGATTGTAATAAAATTTGCTCTGAGCGTAAATTTCCACTATTATCTACCCATAATGGATTTACAAATCCGGTTGGTCCGCTTGCTTGTGGTTCCAATGCTAAATAAGTTGGGTCAATGCCGCCTTCGACATATAACTTGCCAAAAACCATTACCTCTCATGTGTAGCCAAATCCGGTGTATCCAGTAATGCCAATTCCAAAACTCGTAGGCGTCCATGGAGTTCCGCCAGTAGGACCAGTTTGACCAGTAGGACCAGATTCACCAATAGGGCCAGTTGCACCAATAGAGCCAATAGGGACACCAGCAGGTCCCTGATCCCCAAGTTGGTCCTTTATAGCTTCTTCCTGTCTGTCCAGTAAATCCAGACCATGTTGATCAGACTTCATCATCATATAATAAACGGATATTTTAACTGAAACTACACGCCTCCTGTGATATTACAAACCAACAATTTAAAGTGCTATTCCAAATCATCTCAACAGCAGAGTTAATATTCGTTAAAAGACAATTGGTAAATCCACTACCACTTGTAGAACGGAAAGTATTACCACCACCATTAATCGTTAAACCTACATTTTGGTCGTAGTAATAAAATAAAAACCCAGCGGAAGTTTGAGCGTTAGTAGCAAACAAAGTAAAAGAACCATTATAAGTAACGCATTCCCAAGTTGAACCGATAGGTATAGGAAGATATTGGTTTGTATCGGCATATATCGTATTACCTCCTACATTTGTATAATACACACCAGTAGTAGGAAAAAAAGTAATAAAACTAATAGGAGATGGAGGAGAAAAGATATAATTGTTTAAATCCCAACTTGACCCATTCCAGAAAATAGACATTCCGTAATTATTCGTCCAAGTAGGGGAAACCAAAGGATTAGTAAAAGAACCTCCAATATAAACCCCACCTGAATAACCAAGAACAGAAGAAACAGGAGAGTTCAAAATTGTTCCAATACTGAAATAAGAAGTCAAATTGTATCCGTTGGAAGTTCCAAAAGTAAGTAGATAAGATATAGAAATAGGAGCAGAGTTCGCCGACGCACTTGTAAAAGTTCCTCCAACTATAATAAAGTTTGAGGTCGCAGTATCTTTGGAAATAGTTAAGACATCACCACCAAAAAACCCCTCGCCACTTGAATTACTAAAAGGAAAAAAAGTATTTGTAGAATAATCCAGCGTAATCCATTTTGGATAAATCCCACCTGAAAGCGTAAAATAGTCGGTAAAAGAACCACCAATATACAAGCAAGAATTAGCAGTATTATCGTAAAGGGTGAATACAGGAGCATTCATTCCAGTAAAACTTCCTGTAATATCAAAAGAACTATACCCTGTATTTTGAATACCAACCAAATGATTATAAGTTCCACCAGTAAAATCACCACCAACCGCCATTGCACTATTACTATTATAAGGACAAAACACTCTAATTCTACCACCATACGAACCCTGTAAAGTCCAATTAGCACCGCCATTGCTACTATAATATACATTTCCGTTTTCTGTTCCAACCCAAAATTGTCCGTCCCAACTTGGATAAGAAGCAGTTATATTCTCTACACCAGAAGTGAAACCATTTGTAGTGACCGATGTTGCTTGTTCCCAAGTTGGAGTTTTACCCAAACTAAAAGCAGTATATCTTAAATTGCTTTCAACGGAAGCAGTAGGAGCAGTAGCATTCGCACTCAAATATACGACTTGTTCTTTTGAATAAAAGTTGTTTAAAGGGGTTTGAATATTATTACACTCTGTGATATTATTGCTATTGCAGTCCAAAGTAGCCCCAAGACCTACTGACCCTACTTGTCCGTTTAAGGTTAAATAATCTACTATTCCTGAACCTTGCTGAACGCCCAAATCCAATCTACCTCTTACTGAACCTGATGTCATTACAGGAGCGGTTTGGTATATTCTTGCGTATTCTGTTTTAGCACCACTGGGAGAAGATTTCGCAAAAAAACTCATTCTATTAAACTCTCCTGTTTGAGCGGTTCTTTGATTATACATTTCTTCATATAATATTCCACTACCAACCCCACTCTGGTTTAGATTTAGAACAGGATTATTATTTAAACCAGTAGCGTTTATAGTAAGATTGCTCTGCGTAAGTGTAGCATTTGCTCCTGTGACCAATTTATCAATTAAAATTTGCTCTGAGCGTAAATTTCCACTATTATCAACCCATAAAGGGTTTGTAAATCCTATTGGTCCACTTGCTTGTGGTTCCAATGCTAAATAAGTTGGGTCAATGCCACCTTCGACATATAACTTGCCAAAAACCATTACATCTCCTGTGTAGCCAAATCCGGTGTATCCAGTAATGCCAATTCCAAAACTCGTAGGCGTCCATGGAGTTCCGCCAGTAGGGCCTTGAGTTCCCGTGACACCTTGAGAACCAGTTGCACCAATAGAACCAGTTGGCCCTATTACACCAGTAGAACCTGTTGCTCCAGTAGAACCGGTTGATCCAGTTGCACCAACAGAACCGGTTGCGCCAACAGAGCCGGTAGGTCCCGTTCCCAATGCTCCTGTAGCCCCTGTAGCTCCTGTAGCTCCTTGTTGTCCTGTAGGACCAGTTGCACCCACAGAACCTGTCGCACCTGTCGCGCCAATAGAGCCTGCTGGTCCAGTTACACCCATAGGTCCTGTAGGACCACCAGCAGGGCCTGGTTCGCCAGTAGGACCTTTGCAACCTCTCCCAGTAGGACCAGTAGGTCCGTCAGATCCAGTGACCCCTCGTTGGCCTATAGATGCTGGTCCAGTAGGACCCTGCGGACCGACAGGACCCGGTGTTTTTAAATTACAACATCTTTGTGCCCCTAAATATTGACTATAATTTGGGTAATAACTTGACATCTATAATATATATACTTTTAAAAAAGTATAGCAAACGGCAATATATGCGATAATATACAATTTGTCATTTACACATATTATATAAAAGGACGTAAAGGATAAAAGCTACTTATATATTATGAGAAAGCGCATAATTACTCTTGCAAAGGCATGCTCCTCTACAGGAGCGTATGGCGAGACAGCTTCAACTCTGAAACCAAACACTGTTGGAATTGATAGAGAGAAGAGTTGCCATCTTGATTTAGTAGCACGCTCTTCTGGATATCTTGGAACTGGCAATATAAGCTCGTCTGTCAAATCGGCGCCGGCACAAGAGGCCCTAACCGATTCTGAGCGCTATCTTTGTTCGGTATCGAAACTCGCAGTAGATTACTATAATAAAAAGAATCCTTGAAACCACTAAATGATTGCAAAAATATTATTAATTTATTTTATAATATTTTTGTTACTGAAACATTTTTCTTACCAACTGTATGTATTTATTTGTTACGACAATGCGTCACGCAATCATATATTACGATGAGGGCAATGGTGCTAGACAGAGCTTTATCTCCCCAAGACTTGCTACATTATACTTCACAACAAGCGGCAAATCATTTTCCAAGTACACTTCAATTTGCTGGCACAAGTTGGTGCACTTAATGAAGTACCCAAGGTTCTTAAGTGAGAATTCGCCCTGAATGATCTTCGAAGAATCCTGCTTAAGAATGAACCCCATGCTGCCATCCGATTCTGCGCGATGAATTTCGGCAGATGCAAACTGCCCGGAGCACTTAAAGATTAGTTCATTGCCGACTGACTTGATTTCCAGCTTATCAGAAATGCATGACAAATCGCGAATAATCTTCTGGAAGTCAGCGGAGGGCAAATTGATAATGGATGAAAAGGTCACATCCGGGTATTGCAGCTCATCGGGCTCGGGCTCAATTAGGCGGAGCTTCTGGGTCTTACATTGCTTAATCTCTCCGTTCTCAAACTTCAGCGCCAAATGGGAGACAATTCCGTCAACATAGTCGGAGTTCTCAATATAAATAGTCAATGTATCGTCGTTATCAATTGAATTAATCAACTTGAATAAATGGAACATGTTTACGCCGATAATAATTTTCTCCTTTTTGCACTCATAAAACTCAAAATTCTGTGCGGCCAAATACAGATGAGCCAAAATAGTATGAGACTTGTCCATATTGATAATACGAATGCCATCGGGCTCAAAAGTAATATTTGTTTCTAAAAGAATATCTTTGAGCGCGGTCATTAGCGTTCTAAAGGGTGCGATTTGGACAGTTTTAATAGTTAAAACATTGCCGGTAGTGGGTGTCGGTACCTGTTGTTTATGAGAAAATGTAGACATTATACAGTTGCTAAACTAAAATCTTTAAATACTTATGAATTTAAAATATTTAACGCACTAAATTCATAAGATTATTCAACCCGCCTATACGGACCTCGATGAAATTGAAGTAACAAATTGGTTACTCCTGACGACCTATAGGTTTCCAGCCATTAACTGAAGCTTATAGAGGACATCTGCATATTACAGTAATCAACGACATGTTATTTAAATATATATTGAGGTTTCAAATATAAATCAATGTTGCATTTCCGTTGGTTCCCTTTGAACCCGCCCCCCCGCCTGCAGAACCTGCGCCTTGCGTTGTTGTCCCACTTGTAATGTATGAGGTATTTATGTATCCAGACCCACCACCACCGGCAGAACCAGGGTTGGCGCCTGAACCTCCACCACCACCCCAATAACCTCCACCACCACCTCCACCACCACCACCATCGCCACTATTAAGAGGGCTTCCGCCCTGCAATGCAGAACCAGCACTTGACCCTGCTCCTCCACCACCACCACCCGCAATTTGCGTTCCACCACCACCGCCCGAGTCAGCACCATTCGCACCAGCGGCACCAGATGAACCGCCGCCCGCCCCACCATTCGTGCCTGCTTCATATGCACCACCACCTCCACCACCGGCAATTAACACCGAATTTGCTTGTACCACCGATGATATAAATAATCCGCTGTAACCACCGCCTTGTCCTCCAAACCCTTGCGAGCCGGCAACGCCACCTCCTCCAATGACGGTCGGTCCTGGTCCAGCAGCAGGGCCTTGATAATTGCCTCCTTCTCCAATCAACATGTAATATGTTGTTGATGTAAGCAACATTACGTTTCCGGTGCTTCTGCCGCCAGTTCCACCCACGGATGTCCCAGTATCTCCTCCACCTCCTCCGGCAGCATTGATGGTTAATCCTGCATTTCCGGTACCGTTTGTCATTGTAATCGTATAAGTTCCAATGCTGGTAAATGAATACGAAAACCCTGGTGAAAATGTTGAAGTAGTACTAACAGATGCAGGAGTCACAATAGTGATTTGAGGATATATTGCGAATGACTGCCAGCTGGTTCCATTGTAAAATTCGGGAAACCCGGTCTCGGTGTTATATCGCATCATGCCAGTAACCGCCGGACTGGGTCGCCCAGCGGTGACCCCAACCGGCAACATGAAATAGTTGTATACGACTTCGTTACTGGATGCATCGTAATTCAAAAAGTTGTCATAACTCTGGTTGGGGTTGCGAATGGGGGCGACAAAACATGTGCCAGTTAAACCCGTGTTCAGGGCGGTCCCTTTTGCATTGATCACGATGGAGTTTGCGCGCTGACTGGTAGCACCGGCCAAATTTCCAATGGCAATTGAGTTTGCACCTTGTGCGCTGTAACCAGCGCTATTACCGATAGCAACGGCATTTGCTCCTTGTGTACTGAAACCCGCATAATACCCGATAGCAATTGATTGTGAGCCCTGCTTATTATACGCAGAAGAGTTTCCTATTGCGATTGAATCACTTCCCTGACTTATGAAAGCGGAACTCGTACCTATTCCTATAGAATCGGTCCCTTGGGAGCTATTACCGGCTCCATAACCAATAGCTATTGCCTGTGACGCTTGCGTTGACCTTCCTGCGGCAGCTCCGATGGCTATAGCATAAGCTCCTTGATTCTCATTCGCAGTGTCATTTCCAATAGCAATTGAATATGCCTGTTGCTGTGTATAACCAGCTTCAAATCCTATAGCAATTGAACGATTAAATTGAGACTCATAGCCAGATCGATAACCAATAGCAATTGATTCTTGTCCTTGTCTGCTATACCCTGCCTGATAGCCAATCGCAACAGCATTAGCTCCTTGTTGTGAATTACCTGCGCTATTGCCAATCGCGACTGATGATCCTCCTTGTTGCGTTTGGCCCGCATTAAAACCAATAGCTATTGCTTGTGACGCTTGCGTTGAATAGCCCGCTTGATAACCTATTGCTACAGCATAATTTCCTTGATTATCTAATGCAGTCGCATCACCAATTGCAATAGAAGAATTTCCTTGGTATTGCTGACCAGCAGCATAACCTATAGCAATTGATTGTGTACCTTGATTATTATACGCAGAAGTGTTTCCTATTGCGATCGAATCTCTTCCCTGACTTATGAAAGCAGCACTCGTGCCTATTCCTATAGAATCAGTCCCTTGTGTATTGTAACCTGCTTGAGAACCAATGGCAATCGCGTTAAAGCCTTGCGTATTTGCGCCAGCGTTCCATCCAACAGCAACACTCTGATTGCCTTGTTGTGTTTGGCCCGCCTGATAGCCGAGAGCAACGGCATTTAGACCTTGTTGTGTTTGACCTGCCCCACACCCGATATTTATATTGTCAGACCCGACTGTCCATGAATTGTTATATGTATTCCAATATAAATAATCCCCATAACAGTCTGCTGTGCCTACTATTCCAATTACGCCAGTAGGACCAGTAACTGAACTGGCCGCGCCGGTAGGACCTGTTTGCCCGGTAGGACCTGTTTGCCCGGTTTCGCCCGTCGGACCATTATAAGCGGCCTGTGTATAAGTAACTATAATAGACGGCGATGCTGGGTTCTGATTAGGCGCGGTACCTGTCGCCCCCAAAGATGTTAAATAAACGCTTGATGTTACAGCCTTGATTAAAAATTCTATATAGTCTGCCGCATTTAATGCTAATAAATAATTCCAAGAAACTATATTACCTCCTGCTTTGGTAGGTATACTGACTTGACCATCTGTTTCTGGAACAAGCGCGCCATTTTTCTTTATAAATATATTTGCTGTTTCAACGCTATTGCCAGTAGCCAGTGTAGTAAGCTGAGCTGAAAACTGAACGTTATATATGCCTGTGTAAGTATTATAAATACGAGTAAATGTACCACCTGTTGCACCACCAAGATATACGCCATTTGTAGCGGTTGGATCCGTTGAATTTATTGTAATGTTGGTTACCGCGCCTGGAGTATATGGACCATGCGATGCTGTATCATAAAAAGAACCATAGTATCCCTGTGCTCCACCAGCGCCCTGAGGTCCAACCGGTCCAGTTACACCAGTAGGCCCGGTCTGGCCTGTTGCGCCTTGTAATCCTGTGGGCCCGGTCACTGAACTTGCCGCGCCCGTAGGACCAGTTACACCAGTAGGACCCGTTACGGAACTTGCCGCACCAGTAGGCCCAGTGATACCGTCTCCGTATGTGATTTCACTCGTAGCCACATTATAAAGTAAAGCCTTTGTATTCTGGATGTTACGAATTGGGTTTACAAAAAATCCGGTGTTTCCGGCAGGCAAGTCCGCCCCCGAAGCGTTTAATATTATGGAATTTGCTGATTGACTGTTTTGGCCCGCATATTGGCCTATTGCGATTGCATTTGCTCCTTGTTGAGTATACCCAGCCTGGTGTCCAATCGCGATTGCATTAACAGACTGGTCAACATACCCCGCATTAAAGCCTATCGCAATCGCTTGTGTGGATTGATTAACATTTCCAGCTTGACCCCCTACTGCTACTGCAAATCGGCCCTGGTTAACTGTTCCGGCGTTTGAACCTACTGCTATAGCACCAACTCCCTGCGCAACAACACCGCTTGCAACACCTATTGCTACGGCATCTCCTCCTTGATTTGTTTGTCCCGCAAATGCGCCAATTGCAACCGCTTGTGCGCCCTGTTGGTGTTGATATGCGCCAGCCGTATACGATGTAATGGCAATCGCATTCTGACCTTGACTATCTCTTCCCGCGCCAGCCCCAATGGCAATAGATTGTGCACCTTGGCTTAGATTTCCCGCCTGGGATCCAATCGCCACAGACCCCGATTGTTGATTTGCTTGACCTGCCTGATACCCAACTGCCACCCCAAAAAATCCCTGGGTCCCCTGACCAGCGTTTTGACCGATTGCCACCGCATATCGACTTTGGGCTGATTGACCTGCCTGATATCCAATGGCAATTGCCGACGACGATTGGGTCCCAATTCCCGCCTGATATCCAATCGCGATAGACCCTTCACCCTGGGTTACTTGGCCAGCTTGAACTCCAATTGCAACTGAATTTGGCGCCTGACCAGTAAGCCCGGATTGAAATCCAATAGCAATAGAACCTGAGCCTTGGCTCGCCTGGCCTGCTTGATAGCCAATTGCGATCGCATTAGAGTACTGACCGGTTGACCCTGCAAGAGATCCTATCGCAATTGCGCCCGAGCCTTGGGTTTGTCGTCCTGCTTGATTTCCGATAGCAACCGCATTTTGACCCTGTTGTGTTTGGCCTGATAATGTACCTACTGCTACCGAATTTTGACCTTGCGCTTGAGAAGCCGCGTTAGCTCCAATAGCAATTGCATTTGTTCCCTGCACGATTTGGCCCGCTGCGATCCCCATCGCAATTGCTCCGGATTGTTGACTTGTTCTGGCAGCATTTTGTCCTATGGCAATTGCTGACTGTCCTTGGGTGCCAATGCCGGCTTGCTCTCCAATTGCAATTGCGCCTGTAGCCTGGAATGTTCTTCCCGCTAAATTTCCGATTGCGATTGCACTTACTCCCTGGCTGGCCTGACCGGCAAACGACCCAATTGCAACCGCATTAAAGGATTGTGCAGTATTTCCTGCATTCACTCCAATGGCAATTGTATTTCCAGACGTATCTACCGTTCCATTTGTACCTGCATTGAAGCCAATTGCAATGCTACCGGTTCGTTGATTTGATGAACCCGCGCCAACGCCTATCGCAATAGCATTTGTTCCTTGCGAGAGTTGACCGGCTGCGTTGCCCATCGCAATTGCTCCAGATTGTTGATTTGTTCTGGCGGCATTTTGACCGATGGCAATTGCGGACTGTCCTTGAGTTGATATGCCGGCTTGATCTCCAATTGCAATTGCACCAGTAGACTGGAATGTTCTTCCCGCTAAATTTCCAATTGCGACTGCACTTACCCCCTGACTGGCCTGGCCTGCAAACGACCCAATTGCAACGGCATTAAAGGCCTGCGTGGTGCCTCCTGCTTGCACGCCAATTGCAATTGTATTTCCTGATGCATCTAAGGCCCCATTCGTGCCTGCAAGAAATCCAATGGCAATACTACCAGTTCGTTGATATGTCGACCCTGAATTAACCCCAATCGCAATCGCATTTACACCTTGGGTATTTTGGCCCGCTGCATTGCCAATTGCAATTGCACCAGATTGTTGGTTTGTTCTGGCAGCATTTTGTCCGATAGCAATTGCGGATTGACCTTGTTGTGATGTGCCTGCCTGGTCTCCAATAGCAATTGCAAAGCCACCTTGATTCGTTCTTCCAGCAAGAGCTCCAATGGCAATGCTATTTCCGGAAGCGTCGCTGGCAGATGAAAATGCGCCGGCCTGATACCCAATAGCGATTGAACCTGTTTGTTGTTGCGTTTGTCCCGCGCTCACACCAATTGAAATGGCATTCACGCCCTGTGGGTCATTAGCGGCCAAATAACCAATAGCAATTGCGCCACTGGATTGAGTTCCTTGCCCAGCCCGATTGCCAATCGCAACAGCGTTTTCTCCTTGTTGGGTTTGTCCCGCTTGATAGCCGAGAGCAACGGCCTTTACACCCTGCCCAGTCTGCCCTGCTCCACATCCGATATTTATATTATCGCTGCCAACAGTCCATGAATTGTTAGTAGTGTTCCAATATAAATAATCGCCATAACAGTCTGCGGTTCCTACTATTCCAATTACACCGGTGGGCCCTGTTGGGCCGGTGGGACCCGTTTGTCCAGTTTCACCAGTTGGACCTGTAAATGTAATTATTGCACCCGTATGACCTGTAGGGCCTGTAGGGCCTGGCGTAAGATTCATGGGTCCAGTAGGGCCTGTTTCACCTATAGAACCAGTGGGGCCAGTTCCTCCGGTTCCTGATGCGCCAGTGGGGCCAGTTGTTCCGGTTCCTGATGCACCGGTGGGGCCAGTGGATCCGGTTATTCCATCAAAACCGGCTGAACCGGTAGGGCCAGTAGGACCAATTCCCCCCCCACCATTATTGCACGGCACAAAACAATCACACTCATCCCGTTCTGGCGCAACATAGTCGCAAGGTGTGCCGCAATCACATACATCTGGTCCAACATAATTACAATCATTACATGGTACATAATATCCACCGCTTCCACAATTACCATACGGGACGCCATTAATATTAGTAACAGTCAGGTTTGTTACAGTAATATTTTCACTGGTAATATTTTTTGCATTTATGTTACTCATTTATATAAAAAGCAAATATATTTTAAATTGTAGTAATCCTATATAATAAAATTATTTTATACAACCTTGCATTTGCTAAAATAGTAATAGGCCCTTGGAAAATTAAGGGTGGGAAATATTTTGACAGGTAAATAATATAGCAAATTAATTTACTTGATATATTATATTTAACTCGGGACGGGGAATGGGCGTTGATTTTTCTCAACCACCAAGGGCTCGGGTATGAAGGTCGGACCCTTCTTGTAAATATTAGAAGACTCCAATTTTGCAATTTCAGGTTTAAAGCAGGGTGCTGGGTTTACTAAATTGGTTGAATTAATTCCAAATAAAAATGACTCCGTATCAGCTGCGTTATACGACAACTTGTTCCACGGGATTTGAGCAGGCATTAGCCCATCTCCAGGCAACCTTGTATTATATGCCGCTCCATATTGTGAATTCGCATATAGTGTGTATTGTTCTGAGTTTTTGTATTCCCGTTGTTCTAAACAATAGTTACCGGGGGTATTCTTATTACGTGTAGACGCCATTTATATATACTTTTAAAAAAAGATTGCCGATAGAATGTAATAGATCTATTTTGGGTATTTTGAGTGTTTAAGTAAAATCGAACGTGGGGGCAATAACAAGAAGTTAGGAGATCGCTGCATATAGGTTATCCATACTGGTTTGCGTAATTTTGCCGGTTTCTAAATATTCGCAGATACACGTATGTGTTAGATACATATAATCGTAAGCAAACAACACCAGCAGACCAACTTCCTCGTCTTCGCTCACAAAGCGCTCAGCCGTTTTAAGCATACATTTCCGCAGTTCTGGACTCTCCTTGACCTTTTCATATAGCTCATGAATAGCCGCACTCATTAATTCTTCGTCGTATTCTTCCAATTCTAAGACATCCAACAATTCTTGGCGATATAGCGCGTCCCGCACAAACTCCATCTCACGGTCAGTTATATTGTCTGTTTCCAAAAACACATCGACCGTATTATAACTGCATGCAACCTTCGTGTTGTACATTACATTATTACTCAACTAATATTTATATCTAAATAGTAGAAATATTAATTATGCGTATTGATGTGGTTTATGCATATTGATAAGTGGAGTGCTTGTTAGCGTAATCGGTGTCCTTTGTCAACTCTCGAGACGGGACACCACCGCGAATCCATCCGTCAGAAGCAACATTCTCGATTTTGTTGGCGGGGTTATTGATTCTCTCCTGAACGGCTGGGAGCAGAGGTGTTTGATGATACTTAATGTAGCTCTTCTCGCTTAGGTTGTTAACGCTGCGCTTGTTGACGATTTGCTCACCCTGTTGAATCTGGGATTCCATAACGGGGTTAACTGCACCGCGGCCTAAATAAGGGACGGTGGCAAATGGGCGCTGAAACAAGTCAATGTGGCAGCGAGGGTGGGTCTGGATAGTTCCAATCAAAAGTTCAGATGAGTTGTCAATGTTGCACCCACCTGCACCCGAGTTGTAACCGCCATTGTACATGATACCAGGTTGGGTCGTGGCGAGGGCAATCGGATTTTTCATGGAGCAATCGGCAGCAAAGTAATTCTGGGTCATATAATTGCACGATGCTACATTTTGAATTGTGTTTTGGTCTATGCAACATGCGTCATTTCCAATGCGCGCCATATTATCAAAGGTATAACTAGAGACGTTAGCCATTTATACTATAATAATATAATAATATGCCTTATTTTTATGAATTTAAATGTCTTTGTGTTTCTAAATGTCTACTAAATAAAATATTCACAAAACAGCCAAAATCACATTTGTCATAGTAGACGGTTATGAGTTTTCGCGCAGGGCCAGTTAATTATAATTGAAATTTTAATAGGTCAAATATAATTATTTTTATTATTTGTATTTTTATTAATTGCAGTTTAATATATACATAAAATAAACCATTACGATATATGCGTTTAGTACAATGTGTATCGGTAGTTGTCCTTCTCTCGCTGCATGTTTCCATCGGGAGTGGATTCCTTCGCTGATGGCATATCACCGTACAAAAACTTGCCAAAACTGGCCTGATCTCCAGGTTGAACATTTGTATTCGACGTGCTGAAAAATGCACGGTTTGACTGGTCCAATTCAAAATTCTGGTACAAGTCGCCATATAGTTGTTTATTGGTGTTTTTAATACCAGGGTTCATCATCTGAACCGCCTTCTTTACATTCTTAGTAATATCCTCGTCGACATCAACATTGAACGACGGTGGTGCGGATTTTCTCTCCGGATCATCACTGATTTGTGTCAACAAAACATTGCTAAAAGGATTCTTTTTGTTTCCTCCCTTAAATTCACTCTTCAACACCGAATCCAAGGTAACCGGGTTGACATAAGAGTCAGGGTTCTTGTCAAACATCCCAGTTACCTCATTACCGCGAATCCTAAACCCCTCGTCCAACATCTCCTTCGTAACCTTCTGTTTGCGCATCTTGAACAATATAACGATTGCAACCAATGTCAAAACGCCAATACCGAACACTCTCGGGGACATTGTTACAATATACCCTAAAATCGTAATCAAAATTATAAGCCGAGAGATGGCATTCAATTTTTGCTCGTAGCCCATATCAGCCGATGGCCACAACTCAGTCATCTGCTCTTTATTAAATAACACAGTAGGATCATTGGCCCAAAATGGAATTGTCATTATATATATAAACAGTTTAAAAAAGTTTAGTCGCCGACCTAATTTTTCTATTTCACATACACGAACATTTATGCGTAGGGATTGGGCGCCCAATAAATTCTTCTAAATTCGGTCCTATTGTGGTTGTATAATCACTTTGGCGTGTTTTATGTCTGCATAAATACTTGCAGGTATAAAATAATAATGCTATCAAAATAACAATACTATCATAAGAATAATAGAATAAAAATAAAAATTGAATTCCCGTGAGGAACATGTCATTAGACAGCATAAGATTAGATACAAGATGGAAACATTCACATTACCGGCTATACCAGAAGACTTTCGAACAGGGCAGCCCTTTGTTGGCGCGATTCATCCCAGTTTGAAGCAACTAAATGACTATATTACCCGCAAGTTTAAGCATGATTTTGCAGGCGTTGATATCGTCTCATTGAACGAGTATGTTGCAACAACAAAGCAGCCGTGGTCAAACGGCGCTTATTATCTGTTTGGCCAATTGCTTACCAGTTTTGACGCGCCATTAACAAACGAGTTGTTGCAGAAGGCAATTGATACAAATTCGCGACGAATGACGGAATATGGCGCGCCATGTAATTTTCTGGAGGCCACAAGTATAAATCACAATGTTCGCGTGTTTCACAATCTGTTATATTTATTGCAAAAATATTATCAACATCCATATGATTTAATGGAATTTTATAAACCTAATGGAGTATACATGACAAAATTTATTGAAGAATCTTGCTCCTAATAAACAGTGGCGTTATTTTGATAAACAGTTTACATTTGGGTATTTATGTCTATTTTTTTCCATTCTTCTTCTTCTTACCACTACTCGATTGCTGCTGAGGAGGAGGCTTGGCTCCGCGAGGCGTCCGTTCCGCCTTTTCTGCAGCTCCAAACAGACCGAACAATTCGGCATCAGATATGACAGGTTGTTGCATTCGTTCTTGCATTTGCGCTGTTGCCCGAGCCTCTTGTTCCGCCTTTGCGCGGGCATTGGAGTCGGCCTTTGCGCGGATTCGCTCCTTTGTCTTCTCCAATTTCATCCGTTGGTCTAAATTTGCCTGCATGGCGCCCATATTTACTTTGCCTCCTCCCATTCCTCCTAATCCAGCCATCCCAGCAAGGTCTCCCATTCCCATCTTACTCAACATGGACTGGATATTTCCCATACCAGGCATATTCTTCATCTTGTTCATCATTTCCGATGCCTCTGCGATAAGTTCAGACTCTTTTAGGTCGCCAGATTTGATTTTAGAATCCAACTTGTCGCCCACAGTCTTCACTAATCCCATCAACTTGGTTGGATTCTTTACAAGCGTCTGAAACACGTCCTTCATATCAGTAGCGCCATCAAAGTCCACGTTCAAGTTTGCAGCGGTTTCTTCAGCAATTTCGCGCGCCAGCTGTCCCAACTTGCCGTCCAACATCCCAGTAATGTGTCCATGAAGCTGCTCGGCATCCGGCATATTTATTCCAGCACTCTCTCCGTCTGCATCGGTCGGGTCGCCCTCCTTCGCCTCAAATAAACCCTGCATATGTGAAAGCGTCTCCTCCAACTTGGACTTGAACTCGTCCTCATTGATTGCCTCAAACATTTTCGCCGTGTCGCCGAACGCCTCCTTGTTATTAAGGGTTCCCACAATTGCAAAGGTAATCAGCTGCAAATACTTCCAAATGGTCTCCCTCGTTTTCTGAGAAATATCGCACTGCCATAGGTTTTTGAAATGGATGCTGGGAAGAAATTCGGTGTCTATCTCCGAATCTACCTTAAACATGTCCTCGTTTTGGTATAGAATATCAAAGAATCGTGGAGGCAACTTTTTCTGACAAAATTGGAATAGGAGCTTCACCGCCGTGCGTTTGTGTTTGTCATATGCGGCATCCCTCGCCTCAACGTCCTCAATGTGACTATAATGCTGTGGGGTTTTTAGCCATTTAACAATAAACGGTTCATATTCGGGAAATGTTGTTCTTATATCACCAACAAAATCACAAATTACCTTTGTAAATTCTTCCGGAATTGCCTTGCTTTCTTCTGCCATTTAAATAGTATATTTTATATATATTTAAATTCAAATTTAATAAATATATATACCACGCATCCACATAATTAGGTTGCATACAAGAGACCAGCATTTCCACCAACAAATATAACCATATTCACGCGCTCTTCCATCAAGTACATGTTAAAATTGTAATCATAAATTCGCCAGGTTGGTTTGTTGATGCCTATAAGGTCGCCGGTTGTCGGGTCGCAAATAGTTAGCACCTGGGCATACGGATCAACCGGTGGCGCAATTGTCGTGAATTCAAACTGGACATTGGTGAACCTGCTCATATTCATGGCTCCTGACGGGTTCGGATTCATCGGGTTTGTATCCAGGCAAAAATTGTAGCAATATAGGCCAGGAGGGGCGTTGCCCGATGTTCTAACGTATTTTTCAACAAAGTTATACACTCCCGCAGGTAACATATTCTCTCTGTATTGTCCATCAAGAAGTATACCAAGGGCCACCAGAATATACTGGATATTTTGCGGATTATAAACGCCGGTTATATAGAGACCGCTTAGCGAGCCATCTGGGTTCGCACCAGGACCCATGCCTGGAACCGGTGGTAGGGAAGGATTTATATAGTTATATGTTCCACTGCTCGGTGCCACCTGAATGTCCTGTGGCATGTAGTCGTACGGCCAATTGGTATAATTTGACCATTGATTTCGCAGGTTTGCATCACTTCGTTGGAAATAAAACATCCAACTAATTACCATACCCAGCGAATCCAAGTTCAGTTTATTTTGCCCGGTAATGTTGTAGAATGGAGTCTCGTAAATTTGCTTAATCAAATATTTCTGTTCGTTCTTGGCGAAGAGTTCAGACTCGTCATTAGAGAGAAAACAATAGGTACAATTTAGATTGATATCAGCATTCCACAAGGTTCTCGTGTCTATGTATGATGCCGGACCGAGTGCCACATCTGGCGGCGTTTGCAGGAATCTATAGAACTGCATATAAAATTGGTTGAAATTGGGCGCGACAACAGGAAAATTGTTTGTATAATCCATCACATCGCGTATGGTAAACCATTCATTAATTGGCCTGAACGACACACTAATTTGCAGCTCATTATATTGAAGCGCGACGAGCGGGAACGCCTGCATTGTAACCAGGTTAAACCATGCCCCGAGTGGAATGTACAGTGTGCGCCCCATGATAGATGGCTGTGCTCCTGCGGGACTATCGGTATAATAGGCATTTGGGTATGCATTCACACGTGCACCCGAGTTTGCGGGATCATTTAATTCGGCAGTTTGACCAATCATCTCATTGAATAGCGCCAACTTTTCTGCGCTAAAGTCTCTCTGTGTGGACGCCAACAAATATTGGCCCGAATATTCTTGCAGTTTTTGGTTACCGCATGTTATGGTAATACGGCTAATAATCTGTGCTCCAATATTGTCAATCCATCTGAAGTCATACGGTGCCCAGTCAGTATATTCGGTAGCCCCGCTCTGATTCGTGTACGCTTGCGGAGGTAAAACTGGACTCCAGATAGTAGGCAGATTGATGGAGATGTAACAGTCCATTAGCAGATCCGCATAGCGCTTTACCTTGAAAACGAAGGTGGATTCGTTTGTTAGACCCAATGTAGGCGTGCCCTCATAATCTAAGCGAAAATTTTGTTTCCCGAAATTAGTATACTTTTTATATGTTGCTTTCCAAAAGGTCTTACTTGGATTACCATTTAGAATAACATTTTGTTGTCCAGTAGCTACAAGGTTCATTAATCCTCCAGCCATATTTTAGTATATTATATATAAATTTTTTAATTCTTAATTTGCTATAATATAAATTACGCGCTTAATCCTACATTTTATTCGGTGCCTTGGTAGGAGGTATTTTAGTAATATGTCCCTACTAAAAATAACTTATTATATTATATTAGATTAATACGAATGGACAAAATTGTACTATTGATTGGTGTTGCGGCAGCCGTCATTGTTATACTACTTGCGTATGTTTACATAAAGCGTCGCGTCAACTTAGAACAAAATGAATGCGATTATATGAATACATTATACCCCAGTTTAAATGGAAATATCCGGCCTATTTCCGCAAGCGATTCTGACTGCAGCGGTAACCTATACGATTATTATATTAAAACCGCATACAATGCATGCTCTGGAGGAACATATAAGGATGATTATGTAGATCTGTGCAATCTAAAGGCCGTCCTTAAGCAGGGGGTCCGCTGTTTGGATTTTGAGGTGTACTCAATAGATAATCAACCAGTTGTCGCCACCTCTACCTCGGACAGTTTTTTTGTTAAAGAGACATACAATTCCGTGCCATTTAGTGGGGTAATGGAGACCATTGGCGGTTATGCATTTGCGAGCGGGACGGTACCCAATCCAACGGACCCCCTCATAATTCATTTGCGTATTAAGAGTAATAACCAAACGATGTATTCTAATTTAGCAAGTACACTCAAGTTATATGATAATATCATGCTTGGAAAGGAATATAGCTTTGAAAACTCGGGGACAAATTTAGGGACAGTCCCTCTGTTAACATTTAAGAACAAGGTTATTTTGGTCGTTGATAGAAGTAATGCCTCCTTTTTGGAGAATGAGGCCTTTTTAGAATATGTGAATTTAACCAGCAACTCAGTGTTTATGCGAGGATACCGCTACTATGATGTTAAAAACAACCCAGACGTCCAGGAGCTAACAGACTTTAATAAAACTGGCATGACAATTGTGTTTCCCGATACTGGAGGCGATCCTGCGAACCCGAGTGCGTTATTGTGCAGAACATATGGATGCCAAATGGTGGCAATGCGTTATCAACAAGTAGACAACCTGTTACTTGAAAATACGGAGTTCTTTGACGAGGCAGGGTATGCATTCTGTTTAAAACCCGCAAATTTAAGGAATCAGATTGTAACTATCCCTGCGCCCACCCCACAGAATCCGGCTTATTCGTATGCCACGCGTAAGGTGGAAACCGACTTTTATAGCTTCAAGATTTAATCGCGGCTGAATTATTATATAAAATTTTGTATAATAATTTGTATAATTTGTATAATTTGAATAATTTGTATAATACTTTGTATAATACTTTGTATAATAATTAATCTTGATATATGTATAAGAAGGCATGGCTCAAAAAAATATATGCAGAGGATTAAAATTTTCTGACTGTGAGTTGGCTATTCTCCGCCAATCGGTTGATAAAGCAGAAGAAAAAATTGGAAAACGCATCGTTAATTCGCGCGAAATTCAGCAGGTTATTACTATAGTCGAGGACTTCCTTAAGAAAAAGAGTCTAATTTGCTACGGAGGCACCGCTATAAATAATATACTGCCAATAGATGACCAATTTTATAATAAGGAGATTGAGGTGCCCGACTATGATTTTTTTTCAACAGACGCGTTGCATGATGCAAAGGAACTCGCTGATATTTATTACAAAAGCGGCTTCACCGATGTAGAGGCGAAATCTGGACAGCACTCCGGAACATACAAGGTATTCGTGAATTTTATGCCAGTGGCGGATATTACATTTTTGCCCAAGGGCGTCTACAATGCGATCAAAAAGGATGCGCTACGCGTTGGCGGAATACTATATGCTCCCCCAAACTATTTAAGAATGTCCATGTATCTTGAATTGTCCAGACCTGCCGGGGACACCAGTCGCTGGGAAAAGGTGCTTAAACGTCTCACGCTATTGAATAAACATTTCCCCGTTACAGACGTAAATTGCAATTCCGTGGAGTTTCAACGCGAAATGGAAAATAAAACGGAAGAGGACCACATATATGATAATGTGCGAAACACTCTTATAAACCAGGGTGTCGTATTCTTTGGCGGGTATGCGATTTCTCTCTATTCTCAATACATGCCTAAGAATTTGCGACATAAGTTGGAGCGTTATGCCGATTTTGATGTGCTTGCCACCGACCCTCAAACAACTGCGGAAATTGTCAAGGAACGATTGGGGGATATTAATATAAAAAATGTAAAGATCATAAAGCATGCAAATATTGGCGACATTATCCCTGAGCACTATGAAGTTCGCGTTGGTAGCGATACAATTGTGTTTATTTACAAACCAATTGCGTGCCATAGTTACAACAACCTTAGCATCGGTGGCCAAAATGTCAAAATTGCCACCGTAGACACCATGTTGAGTTTTTATTTGGCATTTGTATATGCAGATCGCGCCTATTATAATCTCTTTTTGGATAGAATATTATGCATGTCTAAGTACCTATTTGATGTTCAACAGAAAAACCGGCTGGAGCAAAAGGGTCTACTTAGACGTTTCAGTATCACCTGTTATGGACACCAAGAGTCTGTAGAAGAAATGCGTGCGCACAAGGCAGAAAAATACAAGGAACTCAAGGAAAAGGGTGACCAAGCGGCGTTTGAGGAGATGTTCTTAAACTATAAACCAGGCGATTTAATAAATAAAAAATCAGATGGTATGAAGAAGAAAGAGAGAAAGGCGAAGAAGACAAAGACGAAGAAGGCCGCTACAAGAAAGAAGAGTAAGAAGGCCAAGCTTCTTGCGATTTACGGAGGCAGAACTGCGCGAAGAAGGTAAATTACGGATGACATTTGTCGCCATAACAGTCATCCAGTTTGTCCTGAAACGTAACTCGCGGGACGCGTCTTGTAAACTTATATAGAAATACGATACCTGCAAGAGCCATAAGCATCGCCCCCAAAATATACATGGCGTAATCTGGCAATTCGGGGTCCGTCGTGTGAACAATATTAGATACGATTTCTGTTAAATCAGGAACCCTGCTCAATGAAAACTCTGGAGTCGTTATATCAATATCGTCCATTTTTATAGGACAATATTAATGCTAAATTTTTTGAACTTATAAACATCGACTCTCCAGTATTATAATAAAAATATCGTATAATATTTTGGAGGCCAATTTACAGAAGACGCTCTCTCTAAATTCCACAGGAATTTGCTTACCAATTAAGACGACAAAATATATAAAATATATAATCAGTTTTTCTACTAACCATTTAATATAGTTGCCTCCTTTACTAATGAGACTCCAGTCGTTCACGTAGCTACACATTTGCGTGTTTGTCTGTTTTATATAAAACGAATGTATATCTAATAGGCCCGACAATACCCGGTGATAATTAGACTTTTCATTCTTTACGTTCAATAGGTTGCTTATTTTGTCCGCCCCAAATAGGTCTAAATACAGGATCTTCTTGTTTGCCTCTGTATTAAATACAAATGGGGTAATCCCGTCCATGTACTTCTTTTCATATAACACATTCCCGTCTATTAAAAATGGAATATAGGATGACTTCACAATGGTTTTCAAAATGTCGGCTACATTCGCGTATTTGCACCTTACTGGTTTTTTGCCCTTTTTAATATTATGATATGTGATAAAGAACTTGCCATTAATCCGTTGACATATATCATGCGGAATATGAGGACCTAAATACTTGTGTAATTCTTTCACAAATTGTAACTTATAAGACTGTCTAAAGTCAGCCGTGATTACTTCATATAACTTGGTCATAAGATGCAATCCATCAATATAATACAAGAATCCCGCAATTGCACCAACGCTGCACCCCGAAATTCTGTTTATTTTCACATAATTGCGCTTCTCCATCTCTTTTAAAAAGTAAAGGGCGCCTACCAGATAGCTACCATTAAATGCACCGCCATCCAATACCAAGTCCAATACCAACGGCTCCTTTGAATTTTTTATATCGTCTGGTAAATTATCAATTAATTTTGCCACAAATTCATTAATCATTGAACTATTATAGTCCAGTATTTACTATTTCACAATAAAACGAAATAGTAAATACTATCGAGAAGTATTATACCCTTTAATATTTCAAATACAGTTTATTTAATCCAATGTTTTCTAATTTTTTTTGAAATAGCAATATAAGAACAGCCGTATTCAATTTTATCTATAGAATATTCAAACACATTCTCTGTTTTTTTTTGAATTTTAAAAGGGTCTATGCAGTTGTCTTTTACTCCTTCAGTTGAATCATATCGCCATTGATTTAAAAATGGGGTATAATTAAAAAAATATCTTAAATGGCGTGGATAATTATTGTCTACATATGGAGCTGATTTATAACATATGGTGTCTTCAACAATATATAAACCATTGTCATTTAATAATGGAAATAATAATTCAAAGGATTTTATTACATCTCTATTTACATGTGACCCATCATCCATAATAATATCAAATGTACCATATTTTTCGGTAATTTTCTTAATGAAATTCGCATCTGTAGCATCGCCTATTTCTACAAATATATTATTGCCAACATTTTCATAAGTTTTACATCTATTATCAATGTCCAAACCTAAGATGCAAGTGGAGTTTTTAAATGTCTCTCTAATTGCTTTTATACTCCCACCATTAAAAACCCCAATTTCTAAATACTTTACTGGTTTATCTCTAAAATCCCTCAACAATGTATTATATTGTCTTGTATAATTGTGAAAACGTGTGTTTTTATCAGTGTCGTATTTATTGAAAATTGTGTCAAGTGATTCCATTTATATTATATATATAGATTGAAATTTATTTATAAACGCAACATTTCGCGGATTAATTGTTAAAAGGTGTAAAAACTACAGCACCTCGACAAATATTATACCGGATATATTGATAAAACATTTGTAGATAATACGGGCCGCCCATTCTCCCCAACCGGGTTTATTATTACACGGGAACAAAGCCTTAATTTCCCCCGCAGTCGTGGCCGTAAGCGCCGAAAATAAAACAGAGTTACGTATAAAAAGCAGGAATACAGATTTTATATAGGTTAGAACGAGTTTACATGATCTTCTTATTCTCCAGCAATCTTTTTACAAAATCATGCTCATTCTTATATTGTACATAAAAATTTATCAGCTCGGCAGGGGAGTATAAAAACTCCTGTATTTTTTTCAGTTTGCCTGTATTTAGACTGCTCCCAAATAGATGTCGATACATTTCCGCAATTGTTTTGTGGCTCGCATTGCTCAATTCGTGCGTTATGTCGATTCTTCCTGGCCGCGTTAATGCAGAATCCAATTTATGATAATGATTTGAAGAAATCACCAATATTCTCCCCGGAGTTTCTCTAATTCCGTCCCACAAATTGAGAATATCATCCAGCGTAATTGGGTCTTCGCTAACTGAAGGGCGCAATTTTACAGGGCTCGAGTCGTTTGACTCACAAATACTCTGCACCAGTTCGCATAATTTCGCGGTTTCTGTAATATCCTTTTCGGCTACCTCTGGAGTACGATTTCGGTCTAATATAACATCCCCTATACAATCAATATCTTCAAACACAATAATTTTCTTATCAAACGCGATAGAGTCTTTTTCATTACAGCACGAATATGTGTTTTCAAAGAAGAAACTCTCCAATTGTTTTTTGGTCTTGATAATTTTAAGCGGGATAACAATCAGGTGACGATTTGTGTGTTTTGCGAGCGCCTTGATGAATGATGTTTTGCCTGTGCCGGGTGGGCCATGCAGCCCAATCCCCAGCGAGTAGGGTATCCCCTTCTCATAATACCAGCTGCGGTTTTTTAAGAAATAGTCAATATGTGACACCAACTGCTGCTTCCCATCAAAAAACATGTTTTGAAAAGTTCGCGCACTGTCAAACACATCTTCCCTCCAACAACTCAAGATGCCCTCCTCACCTTTTGGGATTACACTATCTAAACTGTATATAAACCTATTATTGCTGCGAATTTCTTTAACCGACGATACATACTGCTCGGTAATACCGTCAACATATGCCTTTAGAAAACTAATTGAATGTACATAAGAGTATATCTGAAATGTCATTTTTTCCGTTTTTGTATGTTGTTTGTCCTTCTCGTCGCCAGTCTCCTCCTTCACTATTTCTACTCGCACGTAAATATTTTCGTCCAATTTAACGGGGGTTCGTTGGTCAATCATGAAGATCTCGTGAGATTTATTCCCATCCGAGTCGGCAGACGTTGCCTGACATGTGCTATAAGTTTCTTTAATTTGGCGAATTGTATTCAGTTTATCAATATTAGAAATAATGTGGTTAGAAACGGCTTTAAATCGAGTGCTATATATTGCCGAAATATTGGGGTTCAAATTATACGCGCACACTGTGGATATCTTCTTGCCTTCAATGATCACCGCATTTTTCCGCCAAATATAGCTCTTGAATGTATCTGTAGTGATATTTGATAGCATATCCAGGATGTCAAAGTTATTTATATAATTCAGAATATAGCCATATATGCCAATAAGCAGAGTTGATGATATCGTATCGTACGCCGGGTTGCCGGTTTTCATCCAGTTGTAAAGAGTCATTTTGCTGATATTGCCATATGTGGACGTTAACAGGTCTACGAATCCGTCGAGGGCCATAATTATTTATTATATGTAAATAATCATGTAATTTTAAGTTGGTTTACACCATTTAACATTTCAAACGTCGATTATGAAAATTAATATTTATTAATTAATAGTAAATAACTCAAAAATATACCAAAAAAGTTTTTAGAAAATAAATCCAAAATATTATAACATATATTTTTAATTTTATAAGGTAAAACTGCAACTACACCATACAACGACCAAAAAATAAAGAAGTATAAAAATATTTTAAACCCATCAGGGCTTAATAATGCATATTTTGTATAAATAATATAATAATAAAGCAAAAATGGAATAAATCCTAATGACACTCCTAAAATTACTGGTAGTAAATTAATTTCACCCAAATAACCAAATAAAAGCATTAACCAATTAAGTAACAAAATTATAATAATAGTATAAAATTCTTGGTTAAACAATTCAAAAAAATTTAATTTATAACTGATGTTGTCTTCCTTATATTTTAAAAAAATTAAATAAAAAATTAAAGTAATTAACATTGTCGGTGTTGTAAATGCCCAATCAAGGTATCTTTTTGGCGTAATATTTAAAATGTTGTTAAAATTAAAAAACCAATACATATAAAACGAACCTTCTATAAATTGCACAATTACTTCTAACAACAACATTTGTTTTAAAAATAAGAAATTTGATGGTACTTTAACTAATAAAACCAATATTTCAATAATACCAGTTATTACTTGTATTGCAATAGATAAAATTAATGATGTATAAATGTTTAAATTTATCATATATAATAATTATATAATTTTATAGAATTATTATGGAATTGACGTTTATGAAACGCGCAACGGTTTATTTTCGGCTAAAATGCGCCAAAATGTGTTGTAACCTTATTCAGAAAGTAGAATAGGAGTCCAAAAAGGGCACTTGTAAACATGAAACCATTAATATTCATGTTTCCGTCGTTAGAAAACAACACTGGAAAGTAGCCGAATAGAAATTTGCGGAAAAATGGCAGCTGAAATAGGAAGTACATCACAGCGAGAAGCAGAGGAGTCTGAATTTCGTTATACATATCGTCCAACGAATCCTGCGCCCGAGCGTTTTTATTGTGGGCGTGCACCATGTCGGACGTCTGCTCATAGTTTTTAATATAATCCGTGTTATCTTGGGGAGGAGGCACATAATTCGGCTGAACATATGGGTCCGCGCTGATATTATTTGTATTCATTGGGATGTCTCGTGACGGCAGTTGTGTTGCGCCGCTAATACTCGCATGTTGAAGGCCGCTCACAATCTGACTAATAGTTGCTTGGTCTAAACTGACTCCGGCACCTCCTCCACCTCCACCTCCGCCGGCAATAACATGATTTTGGTGTTGCGCCCCTGCATGTTCAGAAGCAGACATTGTTATATTATTACTCACATTCCCACCGCCAACAGGATCGGTGGGCAAGTCTAAAATACTTGTTGAGTCGCCCATAATTAGTACAAATATTGATTGATTATAAAGTTTACGCAAACATTATTCAAAAGTAACAGTTTTCGCACCCGACACACATTTCGTCGCAACCTGCGAGTATTTTACACATTTTCCATCATTTTTATAGATTTTATCCTTAAGTTCTTCCATTGGTGGGGCGTGAAAGATCATACAATCCTTGTTCTTGCATACTGTTCTAAAGAGAGAAGCCAACCCAAATCCCAATAAGATGGACATTATTATTTTACCACTTTCAGTGTGCACAAATCTTCCAAGATACATTCCCGTTATATTACAATGGTAATATCTTTTTTCACGAAATAGTAATAGTAATAGTAATAGTAATAATACTTGTTAAATATTAGCCTAAATTTAACAAGCATCTGTTGGCAAAGCACCGGTCGCTTTTCATTTTGAGGTCGCTTTTCATTTTGAAAAGCTTTAAGATTGTATGGGGACGCTGGATATTTTAGATTCGTCTGCAGGGCACTCAACCACATGTTCTTCAAAGTAAAAACAGTTATCCGCCTTATCTTTAAGCAAGACCTTTCCGACTGTTTCGGGGCTGGGATATATGTAGATTGTCTTCATTTCCGGGCCTAAAACATAAATAAAAAATAGCCCGACTGCGAAACTTATCAAAAATACAGGAATTGAAATATAGTTCAACAGCATTATATACTTTATACATAAATTATTTTTATCATACGTTAGGAGACAAACCTATATATATCTGGGTTTTGTTGCATCGTAATTTTGTATGATTTGTGTTGTTGTTAATTGTGTATTATAATAATAAAATTGTCCAATGTCGCATTCTCCATCTCCGCCAAATCCTGCTGGAAATGTAAGATTTTGATTAGGCAATGAAATGCCTCTTTCAAGACTTGATGTACTTAAAACCTCGCGACCATTTACAAATATCTTATTTGTCCTTCCTCCTCCATTTCCGTATTGAATATTTGCTGTATAGAGTGCCCATCCGCTACTTAAAACGCCTGTAATCGATTTAAATCTATTATCTTGGTTTTGACCATTTAAATGTAATTGCAATGCAGTATCTGCCGTATAGATGAAATTATACCCGTCATAATCTTTGGTGGAGTCAAACATTTTACTTACTAAAGAACCCTGTGAACCTACATTATTAATTTTAACCCACATTTGTATAGTGAATGGCTGATTTAAAACGGGATTAATTGAAGCATCTTGATTAATCTGAGCAAATTGCCCCGTAAGTGCTCCTGGATTAAACTCAAAATATTTATTGCCGGGATCTGTTGTAGTATTAAATGTTGGCGACCCATTGAGTGTTGCACTATAATTTCCATTTGAATCAAGATTTGTCCAAGCAGAAGACCCCGAGCCGGAGTAAGAGCTTGAGTTATTTGCATCTAAGTATATTATGCGATTATCAGTTAATAAACTGGTTATTGTGGGAATGACACTAACCGAAAGAGATTCGCTACTCGTTCCTCCAGAATTCACTGCTTTTAATTTCACAGTGTATGTGGTTTCATTTGTTAAACGAGTTACTCCATCAGACGAGAGTGTGTTTATTTCTACAGGACTATAAATTTGTGGAGGGTCAAATGGTAAAAACGTTACTCCATTGTCAGTTGAATATTCGTAGTTTGTTACAGTCCCGCTTTGTGTGAACAAAATATACGCCGCTTGATTTCCTCCTACACCAAACAATGATGTTGGCGGTGATATTGATGGAGAAGGCGCAGGTGTTGATAGAACAGGAGCAACTGGTGTCCATTGAGCATAAAGTGTTGTATTAGCGTTAATTGTAAGCCTGCTTCCTTGTGAATAAGATGTTCCTGAACCATTTGCTGTTGTATTCCATCCTGCAAATGTGAATCCTGATCTTGCTAATAAAGGAGAACCTAAAACTGTAACCGTCGACCCAGATACGTATGGAGAAGAACCATCTGTTGGAGCATTTCCACTTGTGTGGTTATTACCATTATAAGTAAATGTGTAAGTTGTTGGAACAACTGGTGTCGATTGCGCAATTGGATAATATCTTGAAGACCCGTAAGCTCGTCTATCGTTTGCTAAACCAGACCTTTTTTTTCCTGCCATATTATATACACATATATAATATATATATGTATATCCAACTCTCTAAATAAATAATTTCTATTATTGGCGCCAATTCAAAAATACACAGTGCGTTACATAAAAATATTTTATTATACTTCTTTACACGTAAACGAGTTCTATGGCGCACGCGGCGGCTTAACTATCAGGTTCGGCTCGTCCATTAGAACTGCCTCTTCGCTACTGTCGGAT